CCTTACCCAACTAGTTAGGAGAAAAAATGGCATATAGCCGCCCAGGTGTTTACATTAGTGAACGCCTACTACCCGCACCACTAACAGGTGGTGTTACTGCTAACGCTGCTGGCGCTGTTGTTGCACCGTTTGCACAAGGCCCAGAAGCCGTAACGCTTGTTTCATCTTGGTATGACTTTACTAAGAACTTTGGAGGCTACAACGCCTCATACCCAGCAACCTTCCAGGTTGGTTCATTCTTTGCTAATGGTGGACGTGAACTGTATGTTCAACGTCTACTTGCTGCTAACGCTGTTGCTGCTTCTAGAAACTTAACAGATGGTGGTGGTGCAACTGCTGCTACTGTTACTTCAAAAAACGCTGGAACAGATGGTAACAACCTTCGTGTTGTATTAACTGCAGGTCAAGTTGCTAGTACCTATACACTTACTCTCTACAAAGAGTCTGGTGTAGCAAGTGACATCACTGATGACATTCTTCTTGAACAGTACTCAAACATTGTTTTTGATGATTCTACATCTAGTGATTATGCACCAACTGTAATCAACATTGTTTCACCAAACATTTCAGTATCTGTTGCTGGTGGATATGCGGGTGCATCAATTGCTTTAGCAACCTACCCACTAACAAGTGGTTCAAACGGAACTGCTACCGCTGCAACTGACTACACCAACTACAAGGCTAGTGGTGATTCAGTATTTGCACGCTTTACTTCCTTAGATCGTCCATTAGTATTCTTTCTTCCAAATGTAAACGCATTGGCCTCTGGATCAGTCAGCGCATTTGATGCTGCAATTTCTTGGGCTGAAGATAACAATGGGTTTGTTGTTCTTGGAACCGATCCAGACCTTACTGTTACAAACGCAGTATCATTTGCTAATTCTCTTACAGACTCAAGTAATGCTGCTGTCTACTACCCACACGTCTATATTGCTGATCCTCTAGGACGTGGTGCAGGAGCACTTCGCAAGATTGAACCAGCAGGTGCTGTAGTAGGTCTATACCTTGCAACTGATGCAAGCCGTGGAGTCTTCAAGGCTCCAGCGGGTATCGGTTCAGCAATCCAAGGAATCATCTCTGTTGAGAGATCATTCTCATCTACAGAACTCGACGCAATGAACTCAGCCACATCTCCAGTAAACCCAATCCGTCAGATTCCTGGCGCTGGTCTTTCTGTTATGGGTGCTCGTACATTGAAGCAAGATGGCACTGCTAACAAGTATGTCAACATGCGTCGCTCTCTTATCTACATCCGCAAGAACCTTAAGAACCTCACTGAGTTTGCTCTCTTTGAAAACAATGAGGAAAAATTGTGGGCGCAGATCCGCACAGTCCTCAATAACTTCCTTGGCGAATACAAGAACCAGGGCGGTCTACGTGGCACAACTCCAACACAGGCTTACTTTGTTAAGTGTGATGCTGAGAACAACAGTGCACAACAAATCGCCAATGGCGAAGTCCATATCCAGGTTGGTGTTGCGTTGCAATACCCAGCAGAGTTCATTGTCATCGACCTCAGCCAAAAGACGCTGAACTAAAGCGAAGGAGAAAAATAAATGGCAGTAATTAATAATCGGTCAACACTATTGACTGATCCATTACGTAACTTTCGATTTTTAGTTACGTTTCAACCACACGGAGACTTTGCTCAGAACAGCATCGGTCTGACCCAAGCAACTATTGGGTTTACTTCTGTGTCGGGATTGTCGGTTGCTACTGACTCTATCCCTTACCGTGAAGGTGGTTACAACACCACTGTCCACCAGATCCCTGGTCAGACAACTTTCACACCTCTTACACTACAACGTGGTGTCCTATTGGGAACACGTCAGAACTGGGACTGGATGCGTAACTTGTTCGCAACAGTAACTGCGGGAAATACAACTCGTGGAGTAGACCAGAACTTCCGTTGCGACCTAGAGATTGCTGTGCTATCACATCCAATCCCTGGATCACCAAACGCAAACGACACAACAGAGACATCAAACGATCACGTAGCAATGCGCTTTAAGGTATACAACGCATGGCCTACTTCAGTTGCATACTCAGACCTCAATGCAGGTGACAACGCTCTATTCGTAGAGCAGATGACACTCGTGCACGAAGGCTTTGATGTTAACTGGGCAGGAAACTACACAGCGCCAGCCCCTACATTCTAACAAAGGACTAACATGACGAAAACAATTAGTGCAGCGGCTAACCCCGCATTGGCAAATAACTTGATTAACTCTGCATTGGCTGAAGCGCCAGTACAGCAAGAAGTAAAGATCACATCTCCTTCGGACACTGTAGTGACTCTCCCTGGTGGCTATGTAACAGCCACTGGGGAGATCATCACAGAAGCCGAGGTTCGTGAACTCAATGGTTCTGATGAAGAAGCGATTGCTCGTACTACAAACATTGGTAAAGCAATCCTTACAATTCTTCATCGTGGAACAGTCCGTGTCGGCAATCAAAAAGCCGATGAAAAGTTGCTAGACCAACTACTCTCTGGTGACAGAGACATGCTGGTTCTAGGAATTTTAAAAGCAACTTTTGGTAAGACCGCTGAAATCGGTGGGTACTGCGAAGGCTGTGAAGAGATGAAGACCGTACAGGTTGACCTTGATACAGACATCACAGTCAAGGCTCTGATGGACCCAATGAATGATCGAGTCTTTACTGTTCAAGGAAAGAACCGCACATTCACAGTACAACTTCCTACAGGCATCACACAAAAAGAGATGCTGCAGAACTCTGACAAGACATCGGCAGAACTAACAACGATCATGTTAGAGAACACAGTAATGAAGATCGATGATTCACCAGTACTAAGCAAGATGCAGGTACAGAATTTGGGGCTTGTAGATCGTCGCACTATCAGTGAGGCAATCAATAAGCGTCTATGTGGTCCTCAGTTCGATGTGGTCAAGGTGACATGCCCTGACTGCGAAAGTGAGGTATCTGTTCCCGTTAATTTCGGGACCTTGTTTCGCTTCTAGCGTTACTCCATACCCGCATTTACTTGCGGAATGGTCGGTCTTAACTAACGAGTACAGAGGATGGACACTGACAGAGATCAAGTCTCTATCGGTAAGAGAACGAGAGAACTGGCTAGAGATAGCCAGTCAAACCAGTAGAAAGGGGTAGTCATGGCTAACAAGATGGTTGCGAACATAAAGTCGCTGACTACAGAGACCCGTGGTTTAAACAAAGAAGTTGAGTCTCTCTATAAGTCCATTGAAAAATTAAATGCAATTGCTGGTAAAGCATTTAAAAATGCAAGCGGTGCTATCAACACCTCTGGCGGTTCTATGGGTTTGGGGCAAGGAACTACTCGCCCTGGCGTAGGAACAGACAATGCACGGTTTACACAACCGCCTACGCCAACAGGAATGTCTCCTGCTGGCGGAGGAAACTCTATTTCTAAAAGTAAAACAACGTTTGCTCAAGAAGGACCTGAAGATCCAAACATTGCAAAACTTCAAAAGTACGGTGGTATTGCAAAGATGTTTATGGCACTGCCTGCTGGTGCCTACGCTGCAACTCCTGATCTAGGATTGACTATGGGTCGTGCCCTTGGTTACTACCAAGCAGGATTAAAATCACCAGGAATTAGTCGCAATCAGTTAGAACGTGCCACCTTTAGTGCAATGGGTGGAGGAGTCTCTAGCGTTGGCTCTGATGCAATTGTTGCCGCAGGCCTTGCTGGTCGTGGATACACTCCAGGAAGTGCAAACTATCAACAGGCTGCAGGTCAAATTGGTGGAGCCTATAGATATTTAGGTATGGACAATGCTGTAGCAACACAGGCTATTGCTGGATTCCAATCAGGACAAATGGGAGCAAACCTTTATCAATACGGTATTAATACACGTACTGCTTCTGGAAAAGAAAAAACTCCAGGGCAACTTGCAAAAGAATTGATGAATGTTATGGGTGGGGGAAAAGCAACCACTCAACAAGTGCGTGAGTCGTACCAGCGTGGTTCATTAGGTGCAAACTTAAAGACGATGGGATTTGATGCTGCACAACAAGAGATTTTATTTCAAGCGATGGTTGACCTCTCTGCTGGTAGAGACCCAGACCTTGCAAAGCGTGGAAACGCACAAGGAACAGATAAAAATTCAAACACCATGCTTACTGCTCAAGGACGAATGAATGCCTCTCAAACATCGTTGATGACTAAAGGCGAAGAGTCAATGATCAAGGGATTTGAAAATGCTGCGGATACAGTAGAGGCATTTAACCGTGTTCTTGAAAATGTTATTCAACCATTATCTCAACTCAAAGGATTTGTAGGTGGAGTTGGCGCAACTAACGTTGGTGCTGGAATTGCTGTATCTGCATCTATGTTTGCTAGTGGAATCAGTAGCATTGTTAGTGCAATCATGAAACTTGTTCCAGGCGGTGGTGGACGTACTGGGTATGGTGCTGGGTTTGGGATTGGTGGATCAACAGGAGGTTCACCAGTCGCAGGAGGAATCACCGCTGGCTATGGCGATAAAGGAAGTATGTGGTCTGGTACAAACAACTCCCACAAGGGAACAGACTACGCAGTACCAGAGGGTACTCCAGTTATTTCTTGGAAAGACGGAATTGTATCTACCGAAAGTTTAGATGCAGGTTATGGAACAGCAGTCATGCTTGAGCATGCAGACGGCATGCAGAGCATCTACGGCCATCTTAGTTCTAAAGACGTAAAAGCAGGAGACGTTATAAAAGCAGGTCAACGTATTGGTAAGTCTGGATCTACTGGAAATTCCACTGGTCCTCACTTACACTTTGAACTACGTAAGGGAAAAAACAATCCAGTAGATCCTGCTGGCTATACAGGTGCCTCTTCTATTCTTGGTATGCAATACGCAAGCGCAGTTGTAACACCATCAACCAGTGAACTACTAGGTACGGGTGCTGCAACAAACTCAATAGGTGCAACAATGTCTATTGATGGTCCTGTTGGTAAGGGTGCTTTAAGCAACTCAGATCTTATTAGCGTTCTTTCTAGTGCGGGGTTTAGCGGATCTTCTTTAGAGACAGCCTTCCGTGTAGCCCGTGCTGAATCAGGTGGACGACCAGGTGCTTTAAATGACTACGCAAAAACTGGTGACTACTCTCTAGGGTTATTCCAAGTCAACATGATTGGTGATTTAGGAAAACGCCGTAATGCAAAATACTTAAAAGAATACGCAGGTATTGGTTACACAGGTCCAGAAAGTCTTTATGATCCAGCAATCAATGCTCGTATTGGTTATGACATCTCAAAGGGCGGAACTAAATGGAGTGATGCCTGGATCAATACCTCAAAGAAATTAAACATTGGTGGTGGGGACTCTGGTTATGGAGCCTCTATGCCAACTCAATTGCAGTCAGGAAACAAGACAGTAAACGTCACAATTAAATTTGATCAAGCCACAGACCAAGAGGCACTGCGTTTTGCCAAGAAGGTTAAGGACTACCTTGATCACGATAAAGAAATATCAATGATGGGTGGTTCATAATGGCAGGCTGGACATGGACAGGTAAGGGATACCCAAGTCCTTCAGAAGTTAGAGCCCCACAAAACGCACGACAAAAACAAATTTCGTATGCCGCAAAAAAGGCAACTATTAATACCTACAAAAAGAAAATTGAAGGTTACGAAAAAGATATAAAGACACAACAAACTATAATTAAAGTACAAGAAGAAAACGTAAAACGTTATTCTGACATTATCAACACATCTACTAATCAGGTAACAATTGATGCTGCTATAACTTCTCGCAATGCTACGCGGGCTTTAATTACTGAGGCAAACGCAAAAATTATTCGATTAATGAAAGACAAGAATAATGTTCAAAATCAAATTAATGAACTGACAGGTAAAAAACCTGTTGTACCTACTAAACCAGGCTCTTCACCAACAACAACCGTAACTGATCAGGGAGGAAATGTTGATTTAGAATTTTCAGCAGAGTACAAGTACAACGCTCCTCTTGTATCTGGGGCATACTTAGGTCAAGGAATCTCTGCAGACTCATTGGGTGCAGCACTAGATACAAAAGGATTCCCAATTAATGCACCAGTTTTTTCTGACGCTTACAACGCCTGGCGTGGAGTAAATGGTGGACGTGGAACTATTCAAATGGATAGAAAATACGTAAACGCTATTGGCAAGGCACAAAAAGACACAACAAAATTTGATCCACAGATGTACGGGTTTAAGTTTCTTTATAACCCAACAACAGTCAGTATGGCTTGGGGCGTACAGCAGATGATGGACCCTAACTATGAAAGTTCTGGAGAAGACATCTTTAATCCAATTTCTGCTGGTTTAATTTCTAGCACAATTGTTTTTGAAGTACTCTTAAACCGCATTGCTGATTTTAATCATTTGAATGCAGATGGGTCACTACGTGGTCAATATCCATACGGTCAAATAGACGTACCTGTTCAAGAAAGAAAACAAATATACGACCGTGGAACTATGTACGACTTAGAGTACTTTTTCAAGACAATCAATGGACCTCACGGAACTTTTACCTCTGCTTACAACGGCATGACCGCAGACTCTGGGTGGTTACGTCCGTCCTCTATGGAACTTCATTTAGGTGCGGGAATGAGATACAGAATTCGTATCAATGAAGTCTCAATCAACCACGCAATTTTTAACAACCGTATGGTTCCTATTTTGTCAACAGTTCGATTTGTATGCGGTCGTTACAATGATGGTCCTGGAACTCCCTTATTACAGCCAGCGTTTGTGAATACAAATACCCTAGAAGGAATCCGAGCAGCAAGTGGAGGGTTTAACCAACCATGATCTACTTAGATAGCAGATACGCTGACGGCCCTCTCTTTAAGGCTTACGACTCACGTACTGACACGTACGAGTTAACTGTGTTGCGTTCATTTCCAAGTTACAAAGTCATTTATTTTTCTTATACCTGGGTTGAAACAGATCGTCTAGATAGAGTTGCTTTGCGATTCTTGGGTGCTTCAACTTTGTGGTGGCAGATTATGGATATTAATCCAGAGATTATTGACCCACTAACTATTGTTCCAGGAACTGTGTTAAGGATACCTAATGAATAAAACAACACAAAATCGTTTAGGCACCTCATTCACCGTCTCTTATCCAGACTTCCCAAGTTTTACTGTTACACCAAAAAGTTTTACGTTAACACAAGAGGCTGGAAAACAAGACGTATTAGAGATCATTTACCTACGAGACAGCAGTGTTTTTTACAAAGGATTAAAAACAGGAGCAACCGTTAAGTTAAAGTGGAAAACTTCTAACAATGTTGTTGGTGAATTTTTTGGGTACATAATTGACTACACACCTATCACCCAACAAACTCTTCGTCGCCCTGTCACTATACGAGCAGTTGCTGCTTCTCTCCCGTTAAAAAATGGAGGAAGTAAAGTCTGGAAGAACAAAACCGCTCCAGACATCGTAATTGAGATTGCTAAGAAGTTTAAGTTAAAACCAATAGTAACTCCTCATCCAATGATCTTTAGCCAGCAGTCAATGTTGGATCACACCTACTGGGAAAAAATTCAAGAACTAGCAGGACGTATTGGTTACGTTGCACAGGTGAGTGGCACAGAGTTGCATTTTCACCCTATAGACAAGATGATTGATAAGTTTATAACAAGTATTCCAGTTTTATCTTTCTTTGATCCTCTTGGAAATATATGGAATGAGTTAAACTCTCAGACTCTAGATAAGTTTAAACCAAAAGTTGGAGACTACATTGATAAAGACTCTAATTCTAAGAAAGAGAAGGTTGTTTACGGAGTAGACCCTGTGACAGGTAAGTTTTACTCTTCTTCACAATCCCCTACAACTGTTGGAAAAAACTTAAGAACTTCAAATGCAGACCCCTTATTTGTAGAGCCACTACCAGGTGCCATAACAGGTAATGCACACATGGCAGAACTTATTGCTAATGCTCATGCTCAACTCTCTCGTTTTTCAATCACTGCAGATACTGCAAGCCAAGGTGATCCACGAATTGCTCCATACAAAACTGTGGAAATAAATGGAACTGGGTCAATTACTGATGGTAATTGGATTGTTAAAAAAACAGTTCATCAGTGTTACTATGATGGACGTTACGAAGTTGAATTTACTTGTATGACAGATGGTACTGGAAGAAATAAATCTTCTGCTTTTCGTCCAGAAACCGCGTCTGTTATACCTACACGGAATATACAACAAGAATTAAGTACAGGAACTACTAGTAGACCAACAGTCACTACACTTCGTGCTCCTCAGATGTTAGTCAACAAATCTAATGTGGGATTTAAAGTTACACCAAGTAGATGGGTGGGTAAGTAATGGCTGAAATAGCAATCTCTCTTCCCTTTAGAGTTGATCCGTATGGAAAGATCGCTGTGTCTACCGATCAGCAAAAGATATATGCAGACCGTGTTAGGTCTGTACTGGGTACTGCGTTAAAGGAACGTGTGATGCAGCCTCTGTTTGGTACAGAGATTCCCTACTCTGTGTTTAGTACACAAGAGGATGCCTCTATCTTGATTGAACGTGAGACTCAAGCAGCCTTTGAAACTCAATTACCTCTTCTGAGTCTGCAGTCTGTAACCACAACTTTTGATGAATTTACTGGCATAATCAGTGTCAGCACGGTGTATGACCTCCCAAATAACACTCAAGTTGAGACAGTTATTGGTATTGCTTACATTCAAGGAACTAACCCGATCTACCAGGA